CCCCACCGGCTTTCTAGTTATATACGTTATGGCAAAGAAAAGTGTTACAAAAGATACGACGGGTCAACGTGACGAATTAATCGAAATGTTGGCAAACGAGCTTAACAAAGCAAACAAAGACGGTGGTAAAATCGCACATTTCCTAGATGAACAAGATAATCCTTCAGAAATCACTGATTGGATTAGCACCGGTTCTTCTATTTTGGATCTAGCAATTAGCAATCGTCCACATGGCGGTCTACCAGTTGGCAAGATGGTTGAATTCAATGGTCTTGAAGGTACTGGTAAGAGTCTATTGTCAGCACACGTTGTTGCTGATACCCAGAAGAAGGGTGGAGTTGCTGTAGTAATTGATACTGAAAACGCAGCTGCGCCTGAGTTCTGGAAGAGTCTTGGTGTAGACTTGTCTAAGTTATTGTATGTTCAATGTGAAACCGTTGAAGATATTTTCGCTCAGATGGAACGAATGATCGCAATTGTTCGTAAGAGCAACAAAGATCGTATTCTTACAATCATTGTAGATTCCGTAGCAGCAGCGTCTACCAAGGTAGAACTTGAAAGTGATCATGGTAAAGATGGTTATGCTACTGGCAAGTCTATTATTATCAGTAAAGCAATGCGTAAGATTACTACTATGATTGGTCGTCAGAAAGTACTTACTGTATTTACCAATCAGTTACGTCAGAATCTGAATGCTATGGCATTTGGTGACAAGTATGTAGTTAGTGGTGGTAAAGCACTTGCTTATCATTGTAGTGTTCGTGTTCGTTTGAATAATACTGGTAAACTTAAAAGAGGTGAAGAGATTATTGGAAACGAATGTAAAGCGGTGGTTGTAAAAAATCGTATGGGTCCACCACAACGTCAAGCTAGTTTCGATATTTACTTTGATAGTGGAATTGCAGATTATGGTTCTTGGATCAAGGTATTGAAAGAAAACAACTTGGTAAAACAAGGCGGTGCTTATTACACTTATAAGAAGAACGATGGAAGTGAATGGAAGTTCCAATCCAAGGACTTTGTGAGTGTAATGCAGACTGACAAAGAATTGAGTGAAGAAGTTTACTTGAAGATTTGTGATGCTGTAATCATGAAGTATAAAGATCCTAATAGTCAAATTATTGAGGATGCTGTTATAGACACCGAAGAAACTGCAGGCAACGAAGAATAACACGTTGATAGGATGTTTTTCCGCATTGCCTACTATTTATTAGTATGGATAACAATGCGGAAAAACTCTTTTTTGAAGACCGATCTGAACGATTATATCAAATCTTTATAAAAGATGAATCAATATGTGGATTTACTTCTTTATTTAAACTGAATAAAATTGGTAGCAAAACTGGGGAAAAAATAAAAAAATATTTATATAATAAATATGGTGAAACTTATTTGAAAAAAATAAGTGCTGTTAGAACGTCTAAAGCTGCTCATCAAAAAAGAAACAAAGATAGTTATTTTATTTCTTCAGAAAGAAGACAAAAAATGTCTGTCGGTATTAAAAAATATTATAAAAATAATCAGTCCGCTAAATCTAGATGTAGGGATTTAATGATTAAACATTGTTTACCAAAGTGCCAAACAATGGAGAGTAAAATAAAACGAGTAAAGAGTAGAGACTGGTATAAACCCAGTGAAGACACTAAACAAAAAATGTCTCAATCTCAACTTGGAAAGCCATTAACAGAAGAACATAAGTTAAAATTAAGAAAACCAAAGAAAACCAAACGATCTAATTTTAGACATACTACTGAAACAAAACACAAATTATCGTTAATTACTAAAAATCAGTGGAAAAGTGGAATTCACAAACCAATTTTTAAATCTAAAGGACAGCAGGAAGTAATTAGATTGTTAAAAGAACAAGGATATTCAATTCAAGATGAATATGTTGTTGGGGGGAAGCCATACGATGTGTTTGTAAAAGAAAAAAATTTATTAATAGAATTTAATGGTACTTATTGGCACAGAGATCCTAGATTTTTTACATCGTCCGATGAAGTTATTAAAATATGGGAAAAAGATAAAAATAAAATGTTGATTGCTGAATCGAATGGGTATATAATAAAAGTTATATGGCAACACGATTGGGAACAATGTAAAGACAAAAATATATACATTAAAAAACTATTAAATGAGCAACTTTGACAACAAAGAAATGAAGAAGTTATTTTCTTTATTTCAAAACATAGAAAGCGATTCCGTCACCGGAGGACTTAAAAAATCACTTAATAGTGATGTCCTTTTGGTTGACGGATTGTAGTGAATACTTACATTCGTAGTTTTATGGCCATTCCTTCACTCAATGAAGATGGATTGCATACCGGTGGTATTGCTGGTTTCTTAAAAAGTATTGGATATGCAATCAAGTTGCTTTCTCCTACCCGAGTTATTATCGTATTTGATGGCAAAGGTGGTAGTCAGAAACGTAGAAAGATATATCCAGATTACAAAAACGGTAGAAAGACTGATATTCGTCTTAACCGTAATTACGAAGAATTATCTTCGTCACAGATTGAATCTGTTAACTTCAAAAAAGAATTGATTCGTACTGTAAATTATTTAGATACATTGCCTGTAACAGTTATGGCAATTGATCAAATAGAAGCAGATGATACAATTGCTTATTTAGCTAAAGAAACTTTCAAGGACAGTAATGTAACAATTATGTCTACAGACAAAGACTTTCTTCAGTTGGCAAGTGACAAGATTAAAATCTGGAGTCCAACAAAAAAGAAAGTTTTTGGTTGCAAAGAAATATTAGATGAGTATGGCATTACTTGTAATAACTTTATTTTTTATAGGGTTATGGAAGGTGATGTAAGTGATAATATTCCTGGTTTGAATGGTGTTGGTTTGAAGAGAGTTGTGAAAGCATTTCCTTTTCTTGCTAATGAAGAACAGGCATGTTTACAACAAATTTATAATTATTCCGAGAATCATAAAAGTAAATACAAGATTTATGAAACTGTATTGGATAATAAGTTATTGCTTGGACGTAATTATGAATTAATGCAGTTACATAATACACAAATTCAATCTTTTACACAGCTTCGTGTAGAAGAGATTATCAATACTCCTGTCAAGAAGATTGATAAGATTAGTTTCTCCAAGCTAATCACAGAAGATAAAATGTGGAACAACATTCCAAATTACCATATCTGGTTACAGGAATGCTTTGGCAAACTAAATTCGTTTGTAGAATAAAAAAATGTCGGTAAATAAAAGTTGAGTAACACTAAATTCGGTGGTATAGTTGTTTTATGGAAAATAAAAAAGTAATCGATTCGTTAATTAAATATGGTCGGGATTTTCAACTCAAGTGCATTTCATGCCTTATATCAGATCGTTCGTTTATCGAACGTATTAACGATATTATTGAGGTAGACTTCTTTGAAAGCGATGCTAATAAATGGATTCTAAAAGAGAGTCTAGCATACTTCAATGAGTATAAAGATCTACCAACATTAACAGTATTCAAAATCAAAATTGATAGTGTATCTGACGATGTTCTAAAAAAGAGTATCGTAGATAACCTAAAGCTTATTTACCAAAAGGTAAATGATAATGATCTAAAGTTTGTAAAAGAACAGTTTCTAGAGTTTTGTAAAAATCAAAAGCTAAAGAACGCTATTATTGAAAGTGCTGATCTACTTGAAATTGGTCAGTATGACAAGATCAAACACGTTGTAGATCAAGCAATGAAAGCCGGTATGGAACGTAATATCGGTCATGATTATACTGAAGACGTTGAAAAACGTATGAGTGTAATGAGTCGTAATTGTGTTAAGACTAATTGGACTGAAATTGATACGATTATGGATGGTGGTTTGGCAGCTGGCGAACTAGGTATTATTACAGCTTGTGCTGGTAGTGGTAAGAGTTGGGTACTATCCAAGTTGGGTGCTGAAGCAATGAAGCAGGGTAAGAACGTCGTTCATTTTACTCTTGAGTTGAATGAAAACTACGTGGGTCTACGTTATGATGCTTGTTTTACTGGAATTGATTTCCAAAACATTCGTAACAACGTTGATATCGTAAAGCAGAAGATCGCTGATGTTCCTGGTAAGTTGAAGATTAAATACTTCCCCATCAAGACAGTTAGTGCTTATAGTTTGAAAGCACATTGTGAACGATTGGCTGTACTTGGTACTAAAGTAGATA